TCTTACAACCATCTACTTGTAGCTTTACTGCTCCTAATGATGATTTGAACGCTAAAGAAATTGATGTATGTGCTCTTTCTGCAATGGCTCAAATTTGTCAGTTTGACCTTGAGCAATCATTCTTATCTCTTCAAATGTCAAAAGGATCTAACGGAGATTTCTCTGTTGCATCTTTCATGTCATTCTATTGGGGTGAGATGGCTAACAAAATTAACGGAGATATCGAATTAATCAGATGGCAAGGTGACACAGCTTCATTAAACCCTACACTTGCTTTGTGTGATGGTTATGAGAAAAAATTAACTGCAGGTTTAACTGACCCTAACGATACAGTTATCAATGGTGGTACAGGTTCAATTGCTAACTTCACTACTTTAGAGACTAAATTAGCTGCTGCATTTGCTTTACTTCCTGCATCTATTGCTACACGTACAGCTGACTTACGTTTGTACATGCCTACTCAATTGGTTAATATCTACCGATTAGGAGTAGCTTCAGGTAACACTCAAGCTTACATCACTCAAGATTTGAACTTAACTTTCTTAGGTGTTAAAATTGTAGTATGTCCAGGTATGTCAAACAACACATTCGTGTGGACTTTGAAAGATAACCTTATCTATGCATTCGATGCTGAGGGTGATAGCTCTGACTTACGTGCTGTGAACTTAGCTGATACTGTTGCTGAGCCTTACATCAGAACTCGTGCTAACATGAAAGTTGGTTTCGAATATGTGAATGGATCTGATATCGTTTACTACTCATAATAATTAACCATGAGCCCTCTACCAAGGGGGCTCTTTAATACTTTAACACAATGGCTACATGTCAATCATTAGAGACTATCGTAAAACCATGCGATAACAACATTGGTGGTATCTATGGTGTTTGGATAAATACACAGGATGAGATAGCTTCTATCACTCCTGCTGACCCATCAGCGGTAGTTGGTGTAGGTGCCTGGCAAATTACAGGTATCACATTAGTACCGAGTGGTGATTTATTCCAAGCATTTGAGGTTCGCCGAAACACATCCAACTATACAGAGGATAGCACTATTGACCTAGTTAATGGTAGCTCTTTTGTAACTCAGACAGTTAACTTAGTATTCCACAGAAGAGATGCTGATAAGTCTCGTGCTATTAAAATCTTAGGAACAGGACAGCAATACTTGACAGCTATCATCTTAGATGCTAATGGCTTATATTGGTACTTCCCATACTTGCAGTTATCTGCTACAGGTGAGGGTTCAGGTACAGCTAGAGCTGATGGTTCAAAATATACAGTTACTTTAATAGCTGAGAACCCTTACTTAGCTTACAACATTGATATGACTGCTGGAGCACTTGCTACCATCGGAGTACAATAAGCAATTCTACCTCTCTATATTAGAGCCCTGCCACATGGTGGGGCTTTTTTTATGAACATTTGACAAAGCTAATTTAATATAGGTGTGATTTACTTAGATCAAGGTGTTATTAATCAGTTTGTACTGACTCTTTCAGAGGTCACTACGGTTACTACACCACACTATTTATTTGTATTCACCAATGAAATGAATACCACTAGCACACCACAGCTCTTTACATCTGCTGATACAAGTGCATGGCCCGAAAGATACAACCTGTTTACTCTAGATGAGCCTACAGATATCTCACTCTTGAAAGGTCAGTACACTTATCAGGTATATGAGAGCTCAACACCATTCGTTCTGCCTCTTTCAATAGCACAGACTACAGGTGTAGTCATTGAGGAGGGGAGATTGGTAGTAAGTGGTCCTGCAGGTACATCAATATATGACTAACTATGGCTTGGTACGAAAGACTATTTAACATTAAACCAAAAGGCCCCGAAATGGTGGAGGGGTATCAATCATTTAGCACCCCATTCCTACCGGTAGGGAGAGGTAACTTAACTTTGCCCTATGTCAATGGTAGATATGTACAGGAGTCATGGGTAAGATTTGGTGAGGGTAACCTATATCCTGAAATGCTAAACCAAATGTACTACAGCTCACCTTTACATGGTGCCATTGTAGACTTTAAGACCAATGCTGTAATTGGTGGAGGGTTTAACCTTACAACTGACAAGCTTACACCACAGGAGAAACTAGATATGTTTGCATTTGAAAAGAAAGCAAACCTCAAGCATACTGTTAAGGCAGTTACTAAGCAGTTAATCATCCACAATCGTGTGTACTTTAAGCTATATTTTGGTGATAAAAAGAAACTAGTTAAGATTGAGAATGTATCCCCTGAGAAAGTAAGGGTATCACCATGCAGAAAGTACTACTATTTATCGGATGATTGGAGTACCAGGATAGATACTGAAAGAATTAAGCCTTATCATATCACATGTACAGATGAAGTACAGCTATATTGTTATGAGGTTAAGTCAGTAGGTCAAGATTACTACTCACTACCTACCTATACAAGTGCATTGAACTTTGCTTTTTTAAGTGGTGAGCTATCTTACTTCGCAAAAAGTAACATTCAAAATAGTGTGTTCCCATCATTCGCTATGATGTTCCCTAAGAGACCACAGTCTGAGGAGGAAAAACACATGATCAAGGAAACTATTGACAGGCTTAAAGGTGCAGCCAATGCCGGTAAGGCCGTTGCATTCTTTGCTAACTCAGCTGAGCAGTTACCTAAGATTGAAAGCTTACCTACTAATGGCAATGATAAGCTATTTCATGAGGCATCTGCATTGAACACTGAGCAGATTTGTTTCTCACATACCATTGACCCTATCTTAATGGGTATCCGTACCACAGGTAGCTTGGGTAATGGGTCAGATATCAAGCAAGCCTATGTGATATTTGAGAAAAACGTGGTGATGGAACTACGTCAACAAGTAGTTACTATCTTTCAGGAGATACTTACAATTGCTCGCATTCCTGCTGAGTTCACCATCAATAACTTTCAAATCATTAATGAGACCATCGTGGAGCTTGAGGGTGAAAGTTCTAAGACTAATGATGCATTGAACACATTGAGTCCATTAGTAGCTACCAAAGTACTTGAGACCATGACCATCAATGAGATTAGAGCACTTGCTTCATTGCCTCCTGTAGAGGGTGGAGATGTTACACAAGCAGCTGCAACTGCAGCAGCACAAACACCTGCAATCTGATGTTATATTTTATCACTGAAACCTACCTTAAGACTAACACACCCATCACAGCCAATGTGGATGTAACGGATGTAACCCCATACATAGCAACTCAGGCAGCATTGAGAGTTCAGCCTATCTTAGGTACTACGTTCTACAATCACATGCTTGCTGCTTACAATGCACAAACACTTACACCGGATGAGGTTGACCTAGTTGAGTTCATTCAACCGGTTATCGCATGGAGGAGTGCAGAGGATGCTGTATTTGGGTTGACGTATCAGTTAAAAAACAAAGGACTTCAGACTCAAAACGGAGATTATTCAGCAAGCGTATCCAGGAATGAGGTAGCTTTTGGGATGGAACACTATGCACAAAAGGCTAGTTTCTTTGAGAAACGTCTAATCAGATGGCTACTTGCTAACCGTAACCTGTTCCCTATATTCATATCCACTACCAACATGGATACTGACCTACGGCCAATGTTTAACCATTGCTCATGTATCAATCAGTATCAAACAACTTGCACAGGTATGTGTGGTAACTTCCTTGAGAATGGGTACAACAACAGCATCCTAATCTTATAATGAAGTCACAGCTCACCATACTATTAGCCACAATGAAAGCCAATTGGATAAAACTATTGGCAACTATTAGTGCATTCTTAATGCCTATCTCAGGGCTGTTGTTTTTAGTAGGGTTTGTGATCTTACTTGATACTATCACAGGGGTATGGAAGAGCATGAAACGCAAGGTGCCAATCACAAGCAGGGGCCTATCTGCTATCATTAGTAAGATGTTACTCTATGAGGTAACTGTTATCATGTTCTACATGATTGACCAATTCATACTTAACCATATCATCCTGCAGTTTTTTTCAGTAGAGTTACTACTCACTAAGGTACTTGCACTCATCCTAGTATCAATCGAAGTTATGAGTATCAATGAAAACTACAAAGCAGTAAAAGGCCTTGACCTATGGCAGGCTATGAAAAACTTATTTTCAAGAGCTAAGGATATTAAAAAAGAGGTGGATGAAATTAGACACAAGCAAGATATTACAGGAACGCCTATCTAATGCTCAGTACTTCCATGAGGAGTCTGAGAAAAAACAAATCTATCTACACCATACTGCAGGCAATGGTAATGCTGTAGCTGTATCACGTTGGTGGAACAGCAATGCAGATAGGATAGCAACTGCATTTGTAATAGGTGAAAGAGGTACAATAGTACAGTGCTTCAGCTCTAAGCATTGGGCTTATCACCTTGGCATAGATAGCCAAGATTTCTCAGCTCATGGACTCAAGTATCAAAACCTAAACAAGCTAAGTGTAGGTATTGAGGTTTGCAATTGGGGCCCGTTGAAGCTCAAGGATGGGAAGTACTACAACTATGTTAAGGGAGTGGTGGACCCATCCATGGTAACCACATTAGATACACCATACAAGGGCAACATCCATTGGTACAAATATACGGATGAACAGATTGAAAGCACTCGGCAGTTGGTGGAGTACCTGTGTGATACATACGACATTCCTAAGACTTACCGGTCAGAGATATTTAGTTTAGATAAAGAGGCATTCAAAGGTACTGCAGGGATCTACACGCATAACAGTGTGAGAAAAGACAAGGCAGATATTTACCCATGCCCCCGAATGATTAAGATGTTACAAAGCCTATAGCACATGAGACTTTCAATAATTATTTTGTCGCTAGTTTCTACTATATTTGCGACATCCTGCTCAGCTCCTAAGAGAGCTCAATGGCACTACAAAAAAGCATTAAAGAACGGACTTAAGGTAGTACAGGATAGTGACACTATCCGGATAACTACAGTTGACAGCATCCCAGTGATACAC